CTTAAAAATCGGCCTCTGTAATCAGGCAAGTTAAAAGTAGTACTTCCATCACCATTGCCATAAATAACACCTAATTCACTAAATAAACGTGCGTGTGTTGTTCTACTAACTGCTGAACCATCACATTCAAGATACCCTTTAGGGGCTGACGTTAAGGCTGTACTAATAATTGTTCCAGTTGGCTTGTCATCTTCTCTAAAATTAAGGTTAATTCTTGTTCCGCTAACCGCTCGACCAATTTCTACTGGGTATAAACTTGGCTTCGTTGATGTTATCGCACCACTAGTCCCTATGTAATACAATGTTCCTGCGGTCAAAGAACTAAACGAATTATAAAAACCATAGTCAATTTTAACTGTTCCGCCACTGGATACAGTGGTATTACAAACCCCCACAACAGAGGTAACCCCTGCGCTAGTAGCATTGCTTGCCTTATACGCCTGTCCACCACTAATTCTTACAATATCACCTGCTGTTAGGTTTTCACCTGCGGTAATTGTTGAAAACTGGTCTGAGGGGATGCCAACGTAAGTTGATGCTGTAATTTGATTTACATTTAGGTCATACGTGCCATCTGCTAAAAATTGTATTAATTTATTACAATTATCATTCCAGTCCGTATTTGTAAATTTAGTTCCTGACCAGGTGATTAGTTCACTTATATTTGGTACTGCCATTATAATTCACGCTCCTTTTTAATTTGTTCTGTTGTTTGTGTTGTTAAGTAACCGCCTAATTGTCTACTTATAACTGGGCTTGTTACTTTTCTTGCTGCTTGCATAGCTTGCCTAATTGGACTTGGAACACTTGGCTTTATTTGCTCTGGGACTGGTTTTCTTAGTTTTGCAGCAGTTTCTATAAGCTTTTCAGTTGTTCCACTTTGCCTTAATCCATATAATGTGGGGCCAATAGAGGCAGTCAATAAAGGGCTTACACCAAAACCTAAAGTACCTAATACCCCAATCTCACTGAGTGATAATTTATTTTTTGCCATTCCTTCTTGTACTAAATCCTTGACTGCTTCATCTTCTAATATTTTTGAGTATTTATTTTTTTCGCCCAGAATTTTGCCTATTTTATTTAAATCTTTAAACTGTTTTTGCTTAACTGTTCGTTTATCTTTTAATATTTTTTTAGCATCGGTTAAAAGTGTGTTAATTTTAGTGTCTTCTATATATGCATTTCCTTGAGCGTCATACGATCTTAATTTTTTTTCAACGTTTTTTACTGGTTCAATTTTTTTTGCATATCGCTTATTTATTTTTTTAATTGGTACCGCATCACTTATATTGTCTGATATTTTCTTTTTAATTTTTGAAAATGCATTAATTACATCCGGTTGAAGTCTTGAGCTAGGGGTCATTCTTTCAATATTTCCTAAACTACGATTTAAAATCATAAATTCATTAAGTGTAATTCTATCCCCTTCTATTACCTTTTCTAATAAATTTTCGTCTACATCTTCCAATAAATCTTGTTGTATTGATTGATATTTTTTAGCTAATTTTTTCAAATCCTTACTTTTAACAGCTGATTTTAAATTTTTGTTTATATTTTTGTATTTAGCTAGTTTAAAAGATTCTGGCAAAGCATTAAGTGATGCTTCATATTCATCACTCGCCATCTGCTGGACTTGTTTTAAGTCAGTCAATATATCATCCGCTAAATTTTCATTTTTTTGAGCTGTGAATAGTTCAGGATTATCAATGACTTTATTTATTGCACCTTTTTCTATTTGTGTACTACGTTTCAAAATTTGCTCTGGGACTTTTCTTAATAATTTAGCTCCCTGCCTCGCCGTTTTGCTTAGGGCTTTGCCCGCTAATGGCAATGCTGCTTCTAATCCTGCTGCTGTTAATCCTACCATCCCAGCCTCTTTTAAAGGGCTTTCCCCTATCACTTTTTGTTCTTCTGGTGTAATGGCTTTTTCTGCTATAGTTCCAGCTGCTGATAGTAAGCCTTGTATTCCAGCTTGTGCAGGAATTGACATCCCACCAGTTGCTAAACCTACTGCTGCTGCTGGGGCTTGTGTAGCAATTTGACGTAATACTTTTAAATTCTTTTTTTCTTGTTCTGTTAATTCACGATCTAATCGTGTTGGTGCTAAAGGAACTTGTTGTTCGCTTAGTGATGCTCTTATTGGGTCTACTTGTTGTCCTTCAACAATTAAAGTTGCCTCTTCTATTTCTTGCTGTGTTGGTGGGGTATTAGATTCAATGGAAATTATTTTTCCGCTAGGTGTTTGTATGTCAAAAATTGGCATCTCTAACTCCTATAATTCTGGCCCCTGTTGATAATCTTGATAAATTTTCAGGAACTACAATGTTTCCTTGTGCATCATATTTCAAATCGTTTACATTTTTTTGTTTATTGTCTGCCATAGGCTTAATAGGACGTTGATAATTATAAACTCTACCCTCATAAGCTGCGTCTCGATCTTCTAAAGCACGTTGTCTAAAGTTTGTTAATTCTGATTCTATAATGTTTTGTCTTAATGTGATACGTGTCGGGTCTGGGAGTGCTTTTTCTATAAAGTTTTTCACGTCGGATTCAGATATAACCCCTAATTGTGCCATTTTTTTATAAGCTAATCTTAAATCGGTAATGTCTTGGTTCATTTTTGCTTTTAATTTTGGGTCTAAAACTCCACCTGTATATTTATTTCTACTTTGAATCAAGCTTGTAGTTAAACGATCAATTTTTTCAGACGCTTCATTTATATCTTTTATTTTTTTAGCGTCTTCAACACTATTAGCATACATTTTTGTTTTTTGCCCATTTTGAAAAACGTCTACTTGTCTTTTTGTTGCTTCCGATTGCTTTACTAACTGTATAGGTTCGCCACTAACAGGGCTTGTAAATTCTATAGATAATTCTGGTGGTAAATTTGGATCATCAGCCAATTTTGGAATAAATCCTGCCTTTGCAAAATCTCTACGTGATTGTCTTTCTTCTTTTTCTAATGCTGCAATACTTTTTAGTCTGTCTTTTTCTGCTTTTTTAGATTCTTGCGATTCTTTTAAACCTAATTTTTCTAATTCAAATTCACGTTCACTTTCTTTTTCTCGTTTAGCTAATCCAAGTTTAAACTGTTCTTGTCCTTGCTGAACGATACTAGCACCAATCGTTGGGTCAGCTCCTAACGCAACTGTTACGCCTGCAAGCATGTTATTAAGTAGTAGTCGGCCTTCTGGCGTGTCTTTCTGCGCATTTACAAAATCACCAAATCCTTGCAATAAACCTTTAGCACCTTGTCCTAAACCACCAATCAAGTTATCAACTGGGCTTGGTTGTTGTGGTTGCATTGGCTGTATTGGCTGACCGCTTGCAAGTAGTTCTGCTGTCATTTGTTCTTGTGTTGGTCTAGTTGGCATTGCAGCCATATTTAGTTGATTACGTGGCTGCCCCTTCATGCACGCTCTCCATATCTTTTAATTGGCTGTAATTGTTGTCCTAATGATACTAAACCACGTTGTCCGGCCAACTGCTCCCGGCTTCTCTGACGCCTTAACTCTTCCTCTAACGCTAGTTTCTCAACGTCAAACCCAAGTTCACGACCTAATCGTCCCGCCAACATTGAAGTGATTTGAGCCGCTTCTGGACCTCTAACGCCTGCTTGTTGCTGTGCTAACTGACCTCGTTTTATTGCTTGTTGTTGTTCTGGCAGTCTTTGTTGTCTAATTATTTCTTGTATTCGTGATATTTGTTGCGGGCGACCTTCAGTAGCTGCCATAAACTGTTTTTGCGCTTTTTGACCTATTTGTGTTGCTCTTTGTTGTGCTTCTTCTTGACCACGCTCAATACCTAAAAATTGCTGTTTTTGCTGTTCTAATTGTAGTTCTGTTAGCTCCTTTTGCTGTTCTAATTGTTGTTCTGTCAGCGCCTCTTCTTGTTCCCTCGCCTTTTTTTGTTGTTCGCTCGTAAAAGCTCCTGTAACAACAGCCCCAGTAACGGCTGCTCCGATAGCTACCCAACTCATTGTAATGCCTCCTTATTTTTAATAGTTGTATTATTAGATCGGTTAATTTTATTAAATTCTTTTAATAATTCTTCATCTACTAAATTATTTTTATGATCTTTTATAATTTCTTTTTCTATTTCATCAACATCGGTTTTATTTGTGACGTGAAACGTGGTCCAGATAGTATCTTCTTCAATGTAAAGCAATCTTCTTGTATTTGCTTCTGTTATTCCTGTGTAAGGTGCGCTTATAGTTTCTGGCTTGCTTCCATCGTAAACTATACACTTTCCCTTACTTACCACGAATGGATGTCTCGTTTTATGTATTTTAGATGTTAGCAATGTTCCTGCAGGCATAAATATTTCTCTAATGTACATACCGTCAGTAAAACGATGAGTTAATGGCATCTCTACCGGTTCACCTGTTGCAATTATAGCTTCCGCATTGTCTATAACCTCATTAACAGAAATTTTAGTTTCTTTAACTTCAAACAACTCTACCCTCCAGTTTCCAACCTTTAATCACTGCTTGAGTTTGTGTGCTTATCTTAAACCGCATCCAATTAGCGTATTTATTTATGTATACGACTTTATAATCTTCTTCGTCCTCTGTGGTTTCGAAATAATCTTCATCGTAATAATCAAAATCATAATACGCCCCATCGTATGTGATGGTGGCCGTTACTGTTTTAGTGCTGTCTATTGTGGCAAGTGCTGTCAATGTATTGCTTCCTGATTTGTCATAATACACATAAAGATTTTTATAAAACTTCTTTTCTGTTCCCACAGCAATTTCAGGGGTCTCAAAAAATGCTGTCAGTTCTTCGCCTCTGTAGGTCAGTGCATTATACATTTGCTCAACAATCCCTGCGTTCTTCTGCGTAACATACAAATCTTCATTGATCTGAAAAAACCGCCAGTACGTTGGCTGATAACTTGTTGTTTTTATAAAATACTTTGTCCAACCACTATTACGTATGTCATAAACATACATAAACGTTTCAGCAATTAGATGATACTTATAATCATAAAATGCTGCTTCTAGTGGATTATCTTTTAGTTGATTCTTTAAACTATCTTTGTTTAAAGCCGAACTAAAATTATTTGTTGTTAAATTGTCAAAACTTGTCGCAAGGTTGGTGGCAATGTTACCACTAAAAATACGGACATCATACAAATTAGAAACAAACATAATACCACCTTGCAATACGTCATTTTCTGGTATTCTAGCGATACTAAAACCATCAATACAGCCCACGTTAGATGTAGTTTGTTTCACACTTGTGGTTAAGCCTGACGTATCCGCCAAGTATATATGGTTTTCCGAAAAAACAACCATTTGATTATAGTCTTCAATTAAGCCGGTTAGTGGTGAATTGTCATTACCTACACCAGAAACATCATATACCCCGGACGTGTTAAAAAATACTTCTACCTCGTACTCTGTGACATACAAGTAGTTTGGTCTATTAGCATTAACTGCGCCTATAATCTTTTCGTCTTTAACAGTAATAAATTGTGGTGTTGGGCATGAGCTGTTCGTACTAGGAATATTTGCGCTTAGTGAGCCGTCAGCTGTGTTATCTTGATACGTTGTAGTCGTGTTATCATTAATCGTTGTTAGTAGCTTTAATGTGCTTCCGCCTGCTTCTGTACGGTATATTTTACGTGATGTACAGGTAGCAATCCCAACTGGTAAATCAAGATCAATACTTTTACTTGATACGGTTATGGTGTTGCTAATAGTCCCTAATATAAGTTCAACCCCATCAACAACGTAGCTCATAGCGTAATAGTAGTCACCAGTTAGTCCACCGGCAACTAGTAAGTCTTTAGCAGTAGGTGCGCCCATTTGTTTTACATAAGTTCCGTCATACACCAACGGATAATCGAACCCATTTGAAATAAATAATTTATCGTTAAGAATCCCAAACGTGCATTTCTTACCGGCTGTTAATCCTGTATAAATTGTACTCGGGCTAGTCAGGAAGTCTTTAACGATTGAGCCCCCTTGAACAATTATTTTTTCACTTTGAAATTGCCCTACTGAATCAATATACCGAAAATCAAAACCACCATCAATTTGATTGCTTCCTACGTTATATTGAACACTTGGTGCTTTTATTCTACGACACCCTATAATGCTGTCATAGTTCATATTTTCTATGTTGTAAAAATAATCAGGCGACACAAACTTGCGCCCTTTATCGTCTCGTAGTCCTTTAGATTGGTACGACTCTACAACAAAGCTCAAATTGTACTCCCTATATTGTTAACTTCCCAGTCATAGGCTCCGCCAATCATACCTGCTTGTATAACGTCTGCATATCCAGCTTGTATTTCGTTAGCTGCTTGCTTATAGAAGGCTGCTGCGTCAATTTTATAGCGGTCTGCCCTAGCGTAATCATCAATTAGAATTAATAAACGATACGCAACTAAATCGATAATTGATTCAATATGCTCGTCTGGGATTTCCATTTCTTTAGCTAAATCAGTGGCTGATATGGTGTCATTAGCATCTACACTAATGACAAAATGTTTTTTTCTATAATACAAAATAAAATTATTATGTGTGACAGTATCGGTATTGCTATGACTTGCTGCGGTTGTATTTTCAATGCCTCTAGTACATCCACTAAACGTTGTTGCTGTTTTTGCTGTGTAACGGATTTTTTCATTATTAATTGTTATTCGTCCGTTTATATCGGGAAAATTATTAGTAGATGCTACAGTAATTGTTGTAGCGCTGTCACTAATTGCACCGTCAAGCGTGGTTGTTTGTGGGGTATTTGTATTTTCAGGGTATATTGTTATTTCGTTGTCCCACACATTAAAAAACCTTGGGATCCCTCCGTCTGTGGCATGCGGAAACTCACTCGTAACGAAATTTAAATCTTTATAATTTAAGGGGTATTTCGTTCCTGTTACCCATATATAGGCCATTCTATACGCTTCAGACCTTATTGCATCTGTCGGTCCTGCAACAACACGTCTTGATAAATTTACAACTGTACTATAAATATCCTCAATACCCTTAGTTGTACTTGCATACACATCTAGTGCATTTTTTAGTTGATTAACTTTTCTTTTATTTGTAAACAAACTGCTTGTAGCTTTGGTGCTGTCCTCATCACTTATAGCCGTATTAATTCTATCTATAACGTCGCTTACTAACATATTTACTCCTAACTCAATAAGTGCTGAATAACAATCCCAATCAAAGCCGTTGAGACAATCGCAATACCACTTATTATGCCCTTCAATATCAATTTATGTCTATTTACATCTTTCTCAATTTTTTGTGAAAA